CCTAGAGACTATGATGCCTGTACTGATGGGTATGCTTGGTCTTGGCGCTATGCGCTCTTATGAAAAAACCAAGGGCGTATCGAGGGAAAAGTAAATGGCGTATTATGTAGGTACACAACAGTTTCCTAGTATCTATGAAGCTTCTAGGTTTTTAGCACAAAATCCTCAACCGGGAGCTACTATTACGTCTGCTCCTGTTGCGCCTGCGGGTATGCTTACTAAGCCTGCTCCTACTACTAAGCAGACTGGTCCTGTTGGTACGCCTAGTACACCACCCAAGCAGATGCCGGGAGAGTCTGGGCCTTTTGATCCCAATGCTCCAGTGCCGACCCCTGCTCCAGCACCAGCCCCTACTCAGACAGGACCCACTGGTACGCCCAGTACGCCTCCTAAGCAGATGCCCGGTGAGTCAGGACCGTTTGACCCTAATGCTGCACCTCCTGCGCCCATCGAAGCAGAACCTGAAGCAGAACTAGCGCCACCCAAGCCGCTTTTGGAAACCAAAGGTGATGAGCCTGAGCCAGAACGTGCGCCACCTAAGCCGCTACCAGATACTAAAGGTGATGGAGAAGCAGAAGAAGCTGCTCCTACTACTACATTTACGTTTTTTAGTGGTGCTGAACTTGGTGAAGCAAGTCCAAACACTTTGTACGGCAGAGGAGAAGCAACTCAAGTAACTCAAGAAGAGCTAAGAGAGTACTTTGATGGTGACGGCTCTGGCATACTACGAGGTGTTTTTAAAGACTTCAACAACTACCTAGCCTACATGACTGAACGTGAACAGTTGATTCAGGCTGGTGACTATGACGTAGGTGACTGGGACGAATACACAGGTTCGTTGACTGAAGACGAACTAATGATACTCGAAGGCGAAGACCTGACTTTATTCGGTGGTGACGAGTTTTCTGACACTGCTGAACTCTACGGCGAACGGATGCAAGAGCAGTCCTCTGCTTACAATCGTTGGGTCAACTCCGAAGAAAACCAAGCGCTTTTAGAAAAGTACGGAGTTGGCGCTACTGTTTACAACACCGATGGCGATACGTTCCGTTGGAATGGCTCTGCTTATGTAAAGACTGAAAAAGTAGATCAAGTAAACTTTACAGAGTACGTTAAAGCAGCCATGGAACTTACCGCAAGAATAATGGCTGGTGACGCAACAAGCGAACTAGGTAGTTTTCTTGCAGGACAGGCAGAACTAGGAAACCTTGGGGAAACCCTTCAAGTTGTTAGTCAAGTGTTTGACAGATTTGAACAAGCGGGTTATTCCGTAGGCCAAGCTGCTTCAACTCTCAACAATGCAAATGTTATTATGAACATAGCACAAACAGTTGATGAGCTAGAAGAAGAAGGCCAAGAAAGCACTCCAGAACAAATTAACACCATAGCGTCTACAGCAATGGAAGTTGTTAGAGGTCTCGATGGACGCGATGGTCGTGACGGAGTTGATGGCGTAGATGGTACAGACGGCGCACCCGGAGATCAAGGGCCCCAAGGAGATCAAGGGCCTCAAGGAGATCAAGGGCCTCAAGGAGATCAAGGGCCTCAGGGAGATCAAGGACCCCAAGGAGAACAAGGGCCTGCTGGAGATCCTGAAAGAATCCGTAGTATGCTTGCGGAGTACATCGACCCTGTGTTGCAGTCTCTTGAAGACGCAGATGCAGAAAGAGAAGGCATACAGACCGCACTAGGTACAATAACAGAACAGCAACAAGAGGCGCTACAAGAGTTTGTACGCCAAGGTGGTATGCTGACTGAACTGGACGAAAACCAACAGACAATTATTGAAAACCTTGGTGGAGTTAGTAATGTTGTTGACGCACTTAGCGAAAACGTAAGTGGACTACAAGAGGGTCTACAACAAGCAGCTGAAGAGCGTGAAGCTGGGTTTACTCAAGCAGAGCAAGATCGTCAACGCCTCATGGAAGCTATTATTGAAGCGCGTGGACAAACTACAGAACTTAGTCAAGAAATGCGTGACTTGCTTGCACAGTCAGATCAAACAATGCAAGAGATGTTTGAGGGCACTAATGTAAACATTGAGGAGCTACGTTCAGGACAGCTTAGTCAAGAAGAAGCCACCAACGCACTACGTGAGTACACTGAGCAAACAAGAGAACAACTAAGTGGCGAAATCCTGTCGCTACAACAGCAGGCTGGAGAGTTTGAGCAGCAAACAGGGGAGCGTTTTGACGAGGCTACTCAAGAACGAATCCAGATGTACCAAGGGTTGCTTGGTGTTATTGAAGATTTACGCGAAGGACAAGCAGCGGACCTTTCTGAGGCGCAGTTACAGACACTATCTCAAATCACAGGCGTAGAAGAGCGGCTATTAGAAGAGGCTTCAGAAAACGCAGAAGAGTTTAACGCCCTTCTAGCAGACCAAGGCATACAGTTTGAGGAAGTAACGGATGCGTTAAGATCTGATATTGTAGCTTCTGAAGAGCGTATGACTGAGCGCTTGGGCGAATATCAACAGCAAACGGGAGAGCGCTTTGACGAAGCCTCTGAAGAACGCGCCCAGATGTACCAAGGACTACTTGGTAGGCTTGACGAGTTTCAACGCGGGGCAGAGATAGACCTGTCTGAAACTGAACTACGGGTGTTGTCAGAGGTTACTGGTGTAGAAGAACGACTGCTACAACAAGCTTCAGAAAATGCTGAAGAGTTTAATGCGCTTTTAGCAGACCAAGGTGTGCGGTTTGAAGAAGTTACTGATGCCATAAGATCCGATATTTTTGCCTCAGAAGAACGACTGACTGGTCAAATTGGCGGCTTAACAGAAGACGTAGCCCGTGTTGCTGAAGACGTTATACGTGCTGACGGTCGTATCGAAGAGATGTCCGCAGAAAGCCAGAGACGTTATGAAGAGCTTGGTTTAAGCATTGATGAAATAAGCACCGTGATCGGTGTAGACATTAATGCCCTTAGAGAAGACGTCATTACACAAGACATGGCTCTGCGTGAGTTGTTTGAAAACCAAGGACAGCAGCTAGAGCAAAGCATTAGCAACTTAAGCGACAAACTAGACCAAGCTGAACAAGGGTTTTCTGTAGACCTGTCAGAAACAGAAGCTAACATCTTGTCTGAAATTACCGGACTTGAGTCAGACTTTTTACAGACGATAGGCGACCTTGAAGGCGGCTTACGTGATGAGTTTGGCGGACAGTTTGAAAACGTGCAGGGCCAAGTAGAAGGTATAGGCCAACAAGTTTCTGGTGTTGAGTCCCGTATAGGAGAAGTAGAAGAGGGCATTGGCGGTCTAGAGTCACAATTCCAAGAAGGTCTAGAAGGACTCTTAAGGTTTGGTTTAGGTTCTATGTTCGGCCTTGGGCAACAACAACAACAAATATCAGAACAACAAATGCAACAAGCAGCAATGTTGGCTGCTAGACCAGAAATTGACCCTTTCCGACCACAGGAGTTTGCAGGTTTAGGTTATGAAGCGTATCAAGATCCCGGTATGTTAACACAACAACAACCAACGGCTCAGGAAAACCTTGCCCAATTGATAGGAAGATTAGCATGACATACTTGAACCTAATGAACAATGTACTACGTCGGTTGCGCGAAGAAGAGACCACGTCAGTCACTAGCACAACTTATGTCAAGATGGTGGGTGACTTTATTAATGACGCTAAGAAGGTAGTAGAAGAAGCAACAGACTGGTCCGCCTTGCGTGAAACCATTGTTGTAACTACTACTGCTTCCGACAACAGTTACTCACTAACTGGTGGTGGTGACAATGTAAAAGTCATGTGTGTCCTGAACGACACTAGCAATTTGTTTATGGATTACCAGACAAAAGACTGGTTTAACGAACAGTTGTATATTAGCAGTGCAGCAGAAGGCGCACCACGGTACTACACGTATAACGGTTTGGACTCTAGTGGCGACACAGAAGTACTCGTAGGCCCAACACCAGACGGTGTGTACAGCCTTAGGTTTGACGTGGTAAAGCGACAGGCAGACCTGAGTGCTAACACGGATTCCTTGCTTGTCCCTTCACAACCTGTGATTCACTATGCGGTGGCTTTGTTGGCTCGTGAGCGTGGCGAAACAGGAGGAACTTCTACTGCTGAGTACTTCAACATTGCTGATAAGTTTTTGTCTGACGCTATTGCTATAGACGCAGCAAAGCACCCTGAAGAGATGGTATTTAGGACTATTTAATATGGCTCAAGAACTGCAAAGTATCAATCTTGTAGCTCCGGCGTTTAAAGGTGTTAACACCGAAGATTCGCCGTTGGCTCAAGACCCGTCGTTTGCAGAAATTGCAGACAACGCTGTGATTGACA